GTCCAAGAAAACTGCAAGGTCGATGAGCATTAGCCCTGTCGCCATCTTGCGCATCCGGGTCAGGCCCTCGGCCTCCTTGACCCCGTCCCAGGTCTCCCCGAGCATGTCGTGCGGATGGCCTCGCCGGCGGTACACGGCCCCGACTACAGGCATCCGGTGCTCCGCGAGCCGGTCGATAGTGTCCGGCGGGAAGACCATGTCCGAGTCGACCATCAACAGGTGCGAGCACTTGCTTGCCAGCGCGCCCTCGACAAGGTTGTTCCGCGCGGTTGCCGCGCTCACGGATGACTGGCCCTTTATCAGCACGAGTCCGCCGAACGTGGTCTGCGAGAAGCTTGAGGGGAATCTGGCGAAGATCGGGAAGCTCTTGGGCGACTCGAAGTTCGTGGACCCCGGCTTCAAGGAAGCCCTAAACCTCACGGGAGCCGGGAACCATCCGGCTGTGTTCAGGACCATGCTTAAGATTGCGGAGGCCCTTAGTGAAGGCGCTCCGGTCGGCGGCACTCCCCCTGCACAGTCGCGGCCCGGCTCGATTGCTGAGGCAATGTATCCAAACAATCCGAAAGGTTAACAGATGGCTGTTCTTGGCGGTACCGCCCTGACCTATCTCGACTGGGCCAAGAGGCTCGAAGACGGTTACAAGATCGCTTCGATCATCGAGCTCCTGTCGCAGAACAACGAAATCCTGGACGACATGCTCGTCGTCGAGGGGAACCTGCCCACCGGGCACAAGACCACTGTTCGCACGGGCATCCCGAGCGCGACCTGGCGCCTGCTCAACTACGGCGTCCCGAACGTCAAGAGCACGACTGCTCAGATCATCGACACCTGCGGGAACCTTGAGGCATACAGCCTCATCGACAAGGACCTCGCGGACCTGAACGGCAACACTGCGCAGTTCAGGATGTCGGAGTCGAAGGCGGTGATGGAAGGTATGATGCAGCAGATGGCTCAGACCATCTTCTACGGCAATACCTCCGTCAATCCGGAGCGCTTCACGGGCTTCGCCCCGCGCTACAACACGGTCTCGACCGCCACGGCGCAGTCTGCAGCGAACGTGATCGACGCCCTCGGCTCCAGCACCGACAACACCTCCGTCTGGCTGGTGGTGTGGGGGCCGGACACCTGCCACGGGATCTTCCCGAAGGGCAAGATGACTGGTCTTCGCCACATCGACATGGGCGAGTGGCCGGTGCAGGACGCCAACGGCAACACCTATCAGGCCTACCGCGAACACTTCAAGTGGGAAGCGGGTCTGACGGTGCGTGACTGGCGCTACATCGTCCGTATCGCAAACATCGATATCTCCGATCTCGCGGCCGGAACGGGAACCGCCCCGAACCTCCTCAACCTGATGGTCCGGGCACTCTATCGCCTCCCGACTGCGGCCCCGACGATGCAGGCGGTTCAGCGTTCAGACGCCCCATCTATCCAGGGCGCCATGGGCCGTGCGGCCTTCTACTGCAACCGCACCGTCCGCACGTACCTGGATCTCCAGGCGATGAACAAGACCAACACCCTGCTCAAGCTCGAAGAGTACGACGGCAAGGTGATCACCTCGTTCCGCGGCGTGCCGATCCGCACCTGCGACGCGATCCTCAACAACGAATCTCGTGTGGTCTAAGGAGCACCAGATGATCATCGACGGCCTCCTTGTATTCGACTCGAACCTCGCACTGACCGCTACGCAGACCTCGACCAACGTCATTGACCTCGTCAATGCTCGCGACGTCGGAGTGGGCGATGCTCCCGCGATGAAGCTGACGGTCATGTCGACTGTCCTCTTCCAGTCCGCGGGCAGCTCGACCCTCACGGTCACGCTGCAGGACTCCACCGACAACAGCACCTACACGACTCTGGCGGTCTCGCCGGCGATCGCGAAGGCGGTGATGGTCGCTGGCGCCCGGCTGTGGGGCGTGGATGTTCCGGCGCTCCCGGCTGGCCGCGCCCTCGGTCGGTACCTGCGCCTGAACTACGCAGTCGCCACCGCGGACTTCACCGCGGGCGCACTCTCGGCGATGCTGGTCCTCGACGACCAGCTCAACCGCGCATATCCGCCGGGTATCGCGATCTCCAACTAACCAAAGAGGGGGCCTAGTGCCCCCTCCCTTTCCGGGAGCATGTGATGAAATTTCGTCTTCTTTCTCTCCACTACATCGACGATCGGCTTCTGCCTGAGGGCACGATCATCGGCGATGACACTGACATTCCGTTCCGCTATCCAGACGGGTCTCCAATGGGCGCCTCGACCGAGATGGAGGGTCTCGATGAGGAAGCTAAGGAGATGTGCGAGAAGCGGAAGTTTCCGGGCCTCTTTGCCAATATCACCCCGACGCAGCCGGAACGACTAGGCCAGCGGAAGGACCCTGACCCGAAGATTCCCCTGATGGGCAACCTTGTGAGGAAGTGAGATGGTTGGACTCAAAGATCGCGTTTACGACTCCGATCTGTCGCAGCCCGCGATGATCTCGGCTGAGCTGACTGCAGCGGACTCTGACTACACACAGGGCGTCGCGCGGGGGCTGTACATCGGCGGAGTCGGTGACGTCACCATCATGAACCCGGATGGAAGCACCTGCACTTTTCAGGATGTTCCGGCTGGGACAATCCTCCCGGTCATGTCAATTCAGCTCCGGGCCGCCACGACCGCGACTAACGTAGTGGGATTGTTCTAATGCATATCGGCCTGGGGCTTGCGATCACACGGCAGACTGGTCGAGGCTCGCCCCCGGCCTTTGTGAATACTGTGGCTCCGGCAGTAACGGGAACCCCGACTGAGGGTCAGTTGCTTTCGGTTTCAAATGGCTCGTGGACGCCAGCGCCCGCGGGATATACGTATCAGTGGTATCGGAACGGAGTTGCAATTGGCTCTGCAACAGCTAATACTTACACCCTCGTAGACGCGGACGGCGGAACAACTATCTACGCCCGTGTGACTGCGAACGATGGTGGCTCTGGGACGACCTCGGCGCAGTCGAATACTGTCGGACCGATCGCGCAGGCTGAGCCGCAGAACACATCGATCCCGACAATCAGTGGAACTACGACTGAAGGGGAAACTCTTACAGCCGGGAATGGTTCGTGGACTAACTCGCCGAGCAGCTTCACGTATCAGTGGACTCGGGATAACGTTGATATCGGCGGGGCGACAAGTGGAACTTATCTCCTTGTCAGCGCTGATGTTGGAACACAGATTCGGGTGGTTGTTACCGCGTCAAATGCCAGTGGCGCAGGGCCGCCCGCTACCTCTAATCCGACCGCGGCCATTGCTGCTGGTGGTCTCTGGACCCCGACAAACCTCACGGGCAAAGCTCTTTGGTACGACGCTTCCGATGCTTCGACCATCACGATAGCCACCGGCGTCTCGCAGTGGAATGACAAGTCGGGTAATTCTCGGAACTTGGTACAGGCTACTACGTCGAAGCAGCCAACATGGAACTCGGTCGATACGATTACGACCGACGGTGTTAACGATCTGCTTGTCTCTTCGACTTTTGATATGGCGGCGGCTCTCGACACAAACATTGGCGGAATTTTTGCCTGGGTAGGTCGGCGCACGTCGGGCATCGTCAATATGGGCTGGTATGATACGGGAGCCTCTCTCCGACTAGCCTTTGAAGGTGCAAGCCGTGTTGACTGGCCAAACGATGGCTCCGGTAAACTTGAGGGCTGGTCGGCTACCCTTTCTTCTTCGGTCTTCAAGATATGCTTGGTCCGAAAGCAGGTTGGCGGAAGTTTGATCTTGCGTATGGATGGTACGCAGGTAGCAAGTAACTCAGCGTTCAATGCGTTTACTCCCGGAGAAACCGACCTGTTCTACGTTGGTGGTGCGCCTTATGGTGACGCATTCTCAGCGGCGATCGACGTTAAAGAAATCGTGCTTACCAGCCTGAATGATCTCACCAGCATCGAATTGCTGGAGGGCTATCTGGCTTGGAAGTATGGGTTGGAGGGTGCCTTGCCCCCAGGTCATCCATACAAGTCGGCGGCACCGACAGTTGGCGGCGGTGTTGGAGTACCGGTCAACACCGCCATTCCCGTTATCTCCGGTACAACCACGGAGGGCGAAGTTCTCTCCACCACGACGGGGACGTGGACAAACTCCCCAAGCAGCTACGCCTACCAGTGGAAGAACAACGGTTCAAACATTGGTGGGGCAACTTCGAGTTCATATCTCCTTACCGCCGGCGATGTGGGCGACACAATTACTGTTGATGTGACAGCGACAAATGGATCTGGATCAAGCACCCCGGCAACGTCAAGCGGTGTTGGCCCGATCTCAGCATCTAGTGGAAGTGATATTCTTGATGCCGATCTCGCCACCATTCAAGACGCCGATGGCGTTAACATCACGGAGTGACAAATGCCCGGTCTAGGTACATACGATCCTACCTCGCGGACTGCGAACCTCGCAAGGCGGCTGAATAAGTACGGCATGAACCTTGCCGACTTTGCCGCGCTGACCACCAGCAGCCGTTTTGACGCCTTTGGGAATGGGACCGGCTACACGGTCAGCCAGTGGATCAGCGATGGCGTGTTCGCCAACCTTGCGGCGGTGCAGGCGACGTACTCCATCGTCCAGGATGGCAACGATCACGTTGACTGGGTGCTGTTGCAGTCGGCCGTGGACTTCCTGATGTACGGCGCGCTCGGCACCGCCAACCGCAAGAACATGAAGCAGAAGCTGTTCATTCCGGCTGGGCAGTTCCTGATCAACCGACCGCTTCATATCGGCTACCGCAGGGCTGGGACACCCCCGGCCGACCTGAACGGCAACGGATACGTCACGATCTCTATTGAGGGCGAAGGCCGCCAGATCGACACCAGCGGCAACGGGATGACCGGCACGGCCATCCTCACCGAGGCGTACACGTATCCCGGCATTGTCCTGCATGGCTATCAGGCGGTGAAGCTGCGTGGCTTTACGCTGCGCGGCCCCGGCGTGGGCTGGATGCAGAACAACAACCCATATCGCGCAGCCAATGCGTGGGACCGTGCGGCGTGGAACGACCCGGCGAACTCTGTTGCGGCGAACCAGTACGGCGGCTCGGCTGTCAACATCGGCATCGGGATGGACCTCTACCTCGACGGTCTGTCTACGTATGCGGCGGTTCCATTGCCAACGTCGTTTGGCGGCGGGACGGCTGCTGTCAATACGTTCGGAAGCTCGGGCGGGACAACCGTCGAGATCGAGGACGTTCTGGTCCAGGGCTACACCATTGGCATCGGCCACCCGCACGGTGACAGCAACGGCGAGTTCTTCCGCCTCAACAACGTTGACATCAACTGCTGCGTGCAGGGGTTCGTGACTGGACATTCGCAGGCCCGAAACCATGGCCTGACGAACATGAACTTCGAGATCATGCACACGGCGATTTCGAGCCGTGGTGGCGTGACCGGCACGGCCAACATGCACGGCACATATTCTAATCTGCACTGGGGGCGTATATATCAGCTTATCGACCATCCGAACGCGGATTGGTCTGGCCCCCTGACAATCCGTGATAGCTACGGGGAGTCGTTCTTCCGCATTGGCGAATGGAACAAGTCCATCGTGCTGGACGGCTGCTACCTGTCGTTTCTTGAGCAGGAAGGACAGTACGGCAACCTTGCGTTTAATCACTTCAAAAAGGGCCAGTTGGTACTCCACAACACCCAGGTGGACGGCCTGAGCCATGGCCTTATGTTCGAGGGTTCGTCGGCAGGCTCGTCGCGCGTCGAAATGTCGGGCAATTCCGAAATCAGGTACGGTTCCCAGTCCAATCTGTACAACGGCACGGCAACCGAGCAGGCTGCGATTACCGCCGGCCAGCGTTACATGCAGGGGATTTACCAGCTTCCTGGGACAACCCGCCGTCGCATAGTTGGCAATTACAACATCACGTTCGAAGGCAGGGGCAACAATCTCAACTTCTCAGGCGATCTTGAGCAGGCTGAACTCACCTACGCAGACCAGTATTTTACCACGTACCATGCCTATCACCCGGCTGGGGATTTCCCGCTCCCAGCTAGTTCGCCCAACATGGGCGGCGCGCCGCAGTGGTTCGCGGTTCCCAAGATCACCAACCGCCACCTGAACATCACTGTCACGTCCCGCAGCGGCACGGACCTTCTCTGCAACCGCGAGGGGTCTGGCGACATCAAGGCCGACGTGGGTGATGTGTTCGCTATTGAGCCGACAACCGGCACCGAGGCACTGCGCTCGATGACGTGGTTCACGGTCGTGGCGGCGACATCCACCACGATGACGCTGCGGCAGATGAACAACTACCACCGGGCGGCGGGCGGGCAGTACAGCTATGAGACTAACGGGCAGGAGCAGATCGGCGCGGGAACGCAGACGGTCGTCTTCTACTGGTGCACCCGTATCAAGCAGCATTACAAGCTGTGGGTCGGTGATGTCACCAGCGGTTCCAACGTCATCACGAACGTCAAGACCGCGCATCGCAGCGGCTCGACGGATGATTTCACCGTGTCCAACTTCAAGAT